ATCAACTAGTTTTGATAGATCATATGATATAACAATTAGATTATATAACTTATGCCCAGGTAATGATGACTCAAATAAAAAAATGATTATAGGTCCAATGGTTGCATTATTACCATTTGTAGTCCCAGCTAGTGAGGATGGTAACACTTATAAATGGCCATTAATTGCTAAATTTGATGCACCTGGACAGTTTAGAATTGAAGCTGGATATATTAAAACTATATCAGTCATCAAAGGTGGTGATAGTAACGATCTTGCATGGAATAATAGATCAGGTATGATTGATTTAAAAATATCAATAGGTGATTTATATAGTACTATGATAAGTTCTGAAACAGTACCAAAGTCCTCTCATGCACCAACTGTGAAAAAAATGACAGTATCAATGGAAGGACAACATGCTACTACGTGTTGTAAAATGGGGGAGGATCGTGTATTAAGAACTAATTCAGCAATTCCAAGGGTTTTAATAGATAAAGAATGGTCAGAAGAACAAACTCAATCTAAAATTATTGCTGATGAATTAAAATAATTTTTAAGATATAAAATTCTTAACGTACAATGCTAAATAATAAGCTACAAAGTTCCTTGAAATTGCTTGAGTCTGTATTGATAATCCTTTAAACCATTCAGACATATTTAAATTATTTATCATACTATTATGTAATTCATTTACAGTCTTTTTAAAGTATACTGGTTGATTACTGACTTTAATAGACATAAGTTTTTTAACATGATTTATAAAGTTTAAAGTATTTATTTCACCAAGATTACTAATATCTTTTATTAGAAGATATATTGAATCATTAACTAAATCAGAATATTTAGTATTACATAATTCTTTAATATATTTTTCTGCTAAATTTTTATTAAATTTTGTTAATTTTTGAGATTCATTTATTGCATTATTATCAATATTTTTATAAGTAGTTATATCGGTAGTTATTTTAGAAACAATTTCTTGTAAGTTTCTATCATGAGATACTTCATAATCTTTTTCTTCACTATGTTTTTGTTTTCCACCACTCTTATGTGCTAAGTAATACTGATGTGCAAAGGCTTTAATAGATTGATTAAATCTGTTTCTGATTTCCATTATTAATTTGACTATATTTGGAACATCATCATTAGAAAGGGAATTTTGATATTTTTTAAATAATTCATTTGATTGATACATAATACTTGAAGCTATTGTTTTCTTAGATACAAATATATGATTCTTTGATAAATTACTTAGTGCTGTTGCAAAATATTCCGGATTACAATACTTGATATATTTATGCATAATATTAGAATAAGTTCTTAAAGAAAATAAATGAAATGCAGACATAGCTGCAGCAATATCATTATTTTTTAAAAACTCTTGAATTATTAATAATATCAATGTAGTTTTTGGATCATGCAATAAATTAAATTTCATATCACCATATCTAACTTTAGAATATTGTAATAAATCTTTTTCATTTGAATTAGTCATATGTAATAAATCTTTATATATTACATTGAATTTTGGATAATAACAATCAGTGACTAATCCAGATAATTCATTACTGATATTTTTAATTATAAATGTATGTAATTTTTTTACATCTATATTTCCGATAATCTTTTCATTGCCGGTTTTTACATTAACTAATTTTAGTGCTTTCATAAATAATACTTATTAGGTAGTTGATATAATATCTATATCTATAGAATCTTGTATAAATCCCACATATTGTGGGGTATAATCAAGAAGTTGTTTTTGGGTTAAATCTTTAATATCATATCTAAATCTGATATTAATTTCTGGTTCAACTAATTCACAATAATTTACAAATTCTACTGATCTTATAGTTTGAATTATTTCTGATCTATCAATTGGTTGATTCATACCCATTTTTCTATCAAAAATTTCTATTAACTTTTCTTTAACATTGTTTATAAGACCTTGATCACTTATAGCAGAGTTATTAGAAATTCTTATTTTTGCATGAATTTTTAAAGGTATTGTAAATTTCTGAACATTAATCCAGTTAGTTCCATCATATGCATATATTGATTCATCGTGTTGAGTATCAAACTCATCCATTACTTTGATATATGTTTCAAATTCTGGTTTATGTAAAACCCATTCATGATTTTCATTATATTCTGCAATATAATTAATGTACGAACTAATATTATATGATTCATATCCTGGTACAACTCCATTAACTATAAAATATGTTCCTGGTTCTGGTGGATCTACCATTATTGAAGAGAATGGAGTTTCTTTTAAACTATTTACTGTATAATCAACCGGATTATATTTTAGATTATATAGTTTACCGTGAGTATCAGGAAATTTAACATTAATGAAATCAGTGAGCATTCGTTTATCAGACATCTGAAGATTTTTAATTAAATTCTGAATAACTGCTGATTCGAAATTTTTCTGATTATCATTATTATAAACTCCGCCACCATCACCATTATCTAAATAATCAGATAAAATACATGGGACATTATGTATTGTCCACATAGTGTCATCATGACATATTCCATCCCAATATCTAGTATTAGTAACTGTGCTTAACATAACATCACTAAGATCTTGACGTATAGTTACATCAGTATAATATTTCTGTAGAGGAATCCATATATCATCTAATTCAGAATAACCTTCCATTACATATTCTATTCTTTGAATCCCTGTCGGTATATCTCTATAATTAGGAATTTCTAATCGGAAAGATAAATATTTTTGTATATACCCTGATCCATCAGGCTCTGGAATTTTACTATCTTCAGTATATGGAATAATCTCATTCATATATTCATTTAATGATCCCCATTTAGTTTTAATTTTCAATCTAAATAGTTTCATTTCTGTTGATGGAGTATGAGATACATTACATATAATTTCTAAAGGATATGATGATTCAATCATACTACTAGATGATCCATCTTCTGATCCATCTATTATATTAAAATCAATTGTTCTTAATGGTATATATGAATCTGATATATAATTTTGAGCTTCATAAAACGGTTGGTCTTGGCTTAATTGCGCAGGTGTGCCGTACATCCTACTAAGGATATAGTCATATTGTGCTACTCGAGTTTGTTGGTTTAAAACTATATTAAAGATGGTTCTATAATTATTGCCATCTATTGTGATAGTTGAATTTCTATGAAGTACATATTCTCCATCTACAAACGGTGGATCAATAATTTCAAAATTAATATTTCTGGTCGGAACTACTTCTGGCATATTATCTTGATCATGATATAATAATCTCATGAATGTCATTATTTCATTAACCTTGATATCACTTCTTTTTAAAATAGGTTGAGCTTCTATAACTGGAAAATTTGGACCCATGATTTCATTGATATCATCATAATCCATTTCAGAAACTAATCTTTTCTTTGATCTAAGATTAACTATAGCACTATGTTTTATTTCAGATAATGTCGGAGAATCTTTAGATCCAGTACTTGGTGCAGCATTAAGTGTTGAATAAGATATTCTCTGCATTCCATTACTTTCAGTATAATATAAATTTCCACCTTTAGTAATAGTTCCTGGTAATACTTCACCATCTTGACCTTTAGTTATATATAGTATAACTAATACTTTTGATCCTGGCATTGGTTGTCTTCCTAAGACTCCATTACCAAACATAAGATCACCTTGATCATCTGTTGCAGCCCACACATACTGTTTATCATTGGATGATAATGTATATATTCCTGAATCAGATTGAGTCCATATATCAGAAGCCTTATATCCATATGATCTATATTCTGGACTTTCTTGATCATCAGATATTATTACATATTTTTCTTCATCAACTATAGATAATTGTTCTCCGTTTACAGGTTCTCGTATATATATTTTGATATCAGAATACATTCCATCAAATTCAAGATTAGTAGAATAAAATTGATAGAATTCTAGATTTGATGGTATTAAAAATTGTTTAATTACTTTTTTATGCTGAGTAAATGGTAAAGAGAATGATACTGTATTATTTATACTATTGTATGCTACTGGTCTACTGAATCCATTACTATCTTTTACAGTGATTGCATTATTATTTATAATAGAAACTCCGGCTACAGCTATTGGAGTTGATTGAATTGGTTTAGATTTTCCTTCATCATCTATATGACGTTTAAATACAGCAGCATTATTTGATACTGGATTAGTATCAACTAAAAATGGTATGTCTCCAGAATATAAAGTGAAATCTGACGGTATAGCAAATGTAACTCTGGGTGAAGGAAATGTTAACGGAAAAGTTAAAATTACATCAACTTTTGATGGTATTGCTTTATCAGGGGAATATCCAATCCATCTAGATAAATTTAAAACAGATTCTTTAAATTGTGATGTAATTAAGAAAAATTCTCTATATATAGTTGATGTATAAAACATTTGATTGGCGGTCAGAATAGATAATATATCAATAATATATGATAAGAAACTAGTCTTATACATATCAACATCTTTTAATTCTAAATACTGTTTAGCAAAATCACTTAATTGACTTCTGATAGATTCTCTTGATCCATATATGTCAACAGTATTCTGGAGAATTTTATTATAATTATCTATTTCTAAAGGCATAATTGATTAAATCCTTTTTAATTTTGTTCGCAATTTTATACAAAATATAATCCACAATTTGATTTATAAAAATCATTAGCACTAAGTGATCTATTCTTCTCAACCATCTTATATAAGAATGATGTTTCTTTTGTAGTGTATATATGTTTTTCTAAATCAAAGAATGTAAAATCCCCACTTAATTGATTGTCAATATTTACTTTACTCCGTGGAGATATTTTTAAATTAGTTTTCCAAAAAGTCATATCAGTATTAGTGGCTTTTTCAAAATGAATTACTTGATACATTGGTTTCTTATTATCAGAATAATAATCAGTAATACTTTGTTGCTTATATACTTGTGAATTAGGATCATCTAATTTAACATCTTCAAATATTACAAAATCTCTAACATTTGGTTTGATAGAATATATACTTGGAAAATTAAAAGATGATACTTGATCAAATTTTCCCATACCTCGTTCATCTGATACAAATGTATTTTGAATTGTTTCAGTATTATATACTGGGAATAGCATTATTCTATTCCATAACCATCCTGATAATTCACCTGTTATTTCATAACTTCCTGCATCAAGTATGCTTGTATCAACAACACTACCTGGAATATTTAAACTATAGTATGTACATATATATGATATACCGGCAGCTGCATAATATTGATAAATAGTATGAAGATATTCATTACTATAATGTCTAATAGAATACCAATTTTGTGGACCTTGTTTCATAATTATTCATCCTCAAATGCAAATTGATGATTTGGTCCAGGTAGATGAACACTAACTGTACCTTCTAATTTACCTCTAGCTATAACTACATCAACTCTATATGATTTTCCATCTGTAGATAATTCATATATTTGACTATCCACTACATCAATTCTATTATCGAAATTTTTAATTCTTTCAGTTACTTCGAACATTATTTCATCTCTAGATACATCATCTAATGGATCAAATACTTTTTTATAAAGTTCTGATCCATATTCTGGATCAAATGGATAATAACCTAATGGGGTTAATAATAAAGTTCTAATAGAATTGATTAAAACATCTAATCCTTCAATTCTTTGAAAATCTCCTCTTGTTGATGTAGCAGGTAAATAATCATAAATCTGATCATTCTTACCTGCTATATTCTTTGCAAAAAATTTTTCTGTATTAATCATTGGAACAAATCCTCTATATAGTTAAAGGTCCTTTTATATTTGTACCAATGATTCTGCTTTATTTTTTGCTACAGTTTCATCAAACTTAATTTTCCAGTCAAGATATTTTTCAAATCTCTTGACTGGCATATTCATTAATTCGGAATATTGTTGCTTCCCAATTTCCATAGCTAAAAAGATATTCTCTTCAAGAATATCTACATACTTATCTACTGTGGAACTATCCGAATATTGCGCGAAAAAACTGACGAACTAAATCAATTACTGTATTATTTTCATATTGACATTTTTCGCATCTGACAATAGTCTTTAACTCCATACTATATCTACCAAAATTTTCTTCATATGATTTTTCAATAAGTAATCTATCTGGTGCGGGAAGATCATTATATATAGATTTAATATTCATTCTATCTTTTATTCTATCTCTTCCATTACTCTTGACATCAGAATTTCCAATATCAATTTCAAATCTAGTTATCGGAAGAAGTGCTAATTGTTTTTCTCTTTCTTCTTCACTTGAGAATTTTAATGATTCAATTAAAGTTTGTTCATCCAGCAATGTTGGTTGTTTAATAATAGCTACTACTGAACTAGCCATCTCTAAAGGAACTTCAACTTCTTTAGTTAATACTGAATCATTTTCTGCCCATGCTTTCATTGAAAATGATTTGGAGAAATCAACTTTTACTGAGTTAACATGTTCACATTTTTGACAAGTTACATCATATGAATGCTTATCTTTATATGTTACATGATATAATGCATACATAATAGCTTCTCTATCAGCAACTGTATTTAATTTCAAGAAATCATCAATACTATTAATTGTATCAGGTTTCTTTACTAAACATGTAAATAATACTTTATTCAAATGTTGAGTTAAAGCAGTTGGTGTCATGAGACTTGCCTTTAATGATTCTTCCTCACCGACTTTTAAACTTCTAACTGTATATTCATTTAATGTCTGTGGAGTGATGACACTATATTCTGGATATTTGATTTCGAATTTTGGGATTATTTCTATTCCTGCGCGCTCCATAATTAAACTCCTTTAAGTTTTTAATTAATACTGTTAGTGAATTCTCTATTTAATTTTATTCAAAATTCTTCCTGGTTATTTCTAACCAGGAAGATATATTTGATTAATTAAAATCCTGCTTCTTTATTTCCAGCACCTGCACCATTTTTTCTCCATGTATCATTGGCAATATGATTATCTAGAGCAATTTGCTGCGCCTTAGCATGAACCCAATCTTCTCTCCAAGCCCAATCAATACTGAATTCTATATCCGGCTCAAGTTTATCTACAGAAGTTACATCTCCGGTATATAAATCTCTTGGATCCTTTGTAGGAAATACACCGGTATATAATGATGAAAACTCCACAGTTCTTCCATCAGGTTTCGTTGTCCAATACAACAGAGTTCCTGCGTAGTGCTGTTTACTATAATCATCACCCATCAAATTTGATACACCTGTTCTATAATCTCTGATCATCTTCACCCAGCTACTAAAGAAATGGAGAATAGGTAACCCACTAAATTCTAAGAATTTAATAGTTATAGTATTGCCATAATCAATATTAGTAGGTACAGAAAATTTAGTTCCACCGAGTCCAGTGAACTCAGCTTTATTTAATGTCCCTGATGGTGGTGTTACAGATAAACATGATGCTTCCAATAAAGTTTTTGAATCTTCTACAGAATTAAGTTTACTAATTAATTGTTCTGCACCCTCTTTTAGTTGTTTATCTAATAGTGGTGGCAACTTTACCCATTTTATAAAGTGATATCCGCTTATATATGGATCTGCAATACCTGCAGTTGTACCGCCGAAATTTCTTCCGACATAATTTTCTTTCGTGATAGCAAATGAATTATTCATTTTTCTCCTTATTTATTAAAATGTTTCAAAATAGGGTTATATATTCTATAACCCTATTTTGAATTTTGATTATTTCACATAGAGATTGAGTTCAATTTTCTCAATAACTCTCATTGGTTCAAGTATGACATTCACATGACATATCTTCTGTTTAAACTCATAATCAGTTGCTCCAACTTCAACTTCAAATGATTTCAAACCACGTTTCTTTCTTATCATTTCAAGGAATGGTGTTATACCACCGCTGATTTGATCCCATGTCTGCTGATCATTGAATTCAAATATAAAGAATTTCAAATACTGTTCAAGAGCTCTCTTGATATACAGAACTAAACGCATGATGTTCACATCCTGTAATGCAGAAGGTCTCTTTTGAGTAGTTAATTGTCCCCATACAGTATAACCTACATTGAATTTAACAATCGGGTTTAACTGATTCAGATATAACTGATCTCTCTCGCCGAGTTTCGGACTCCATCTTAATGATTTAACATCAGAAAGAGTTGCACGATTAAACCCAGCAGGAGCATACCATAATTCATATTCTTTATCAACCATAGGAATTACTCTGGCCATATGAAATACTGGTGATACATTAATATCTTTACCTGTCCATACATCAAAGATAGTTGTATAACCTTCATATCTTGCAACATATCTAGAATTTAATGGTCCCATACCATCACCATTCTCATTTTTTGCATGAGCAAGTGCTTGTTTCAGATTATTGTTATCACCATTATCAAGAATGGTCATACAATCTCGTCTCCATAATTCAGATAAATTATGAGCAGCCCATTTAACATTGTCTGAATAACCTGCATCATATACAAGATCAATCCATATATCGTCTGTATCTAATATTTTATCTTCAACTTCTGCAGTCTCAGGATTTATTAAAAGACCAGAATATGCTTGAGCTAATATCATATCTGCGATTTGAGTATCAACAGTTACTTTTCCAGTATTTGCACCAACAGATCTCCATAAAGATCCATCTGAACCATTCTTTAAAAATACTGGATCAATTCTGAATGTACTCTTGTCAGTATCCTTAGTAATAAGAATATCTAATAATAATGCATCTTCATAATTCTGTTTAGAAATAGTTAAGGATTGTCTGGCTAATGAAACTCTATCTATAGCAGCTTCAACAGCAACATTTCTATCTTCAATTTCTTGAGTAGTTGTTTGAGGCATTTTTCTTGCATTAGATAATTCAATTAGTGCATCACTTAATTCTGTTTCTGAATTAGTAAGTTCTAATTTAGTTTCATCAATCTTCCATTGCTTATATCCGACAATATTTGTATCATCAACATATGGATTATCTGGATAAGTTTCTTCCTCTTCGTTCTTATGGAATTCAGCTTGAGCTTCAGCTAAAACTTCAAGAGCTCTAGGATTAACTTTGCATCTGATCTGCTCAGAAAATCTATTAACCACATCCTCTATATAAAGAGATTCACCTGATGAATCTTTAGCAGTTGGTTCAAATGATACTTCAAATGATTCAACTAATACTACATCTCCATCAGATTGTTTCTCATATATTTCAAGAACATAGATATGCATTTTTGCAGGATTAGCATGTCTTTCTATCTGAATTGCAAAATCATTATAGCTATCACCTCTTCCGATAGGTCTAAAATAACATAAGAATCCATCATTATAACCAGTTCCTCCAGTAATAGAAGGAGTAACCCAATCAGTAATTGTAGATTCAATTAACATTGAATCTAATTCTTGTACTGTATCCATTGTGTTTGTACCATCTTCACCAAATGATACACCAACAATTTCAGTACGATTAGGTTCAGCACCATCAATACCACTGCTTGAAGCAGAATCAACTAATTGAAGTGCTAAAAATAAATTAGCATAAGTTGCTTCTTCAGGAAGAGCTCTCATCACATAACATGATGTAGCAATAGATAAGTGATTGTGAACAATATATGGACCTTGTCCATATTGCTGACCAAATATTGAAATATCCGGTTTTCCGAAGAGTGATCTGAAGTCTTTTCCATTACCGATGAATACTAATTGATTGTCTGGTCCACGTTTTGTTAAAACTGGGCAAAAACCAAAAGTACCCGGAATATCTTGGAGATACTGACTAAGATCGATAATCTTAGTATATACACCTGGAGATATATTCTGTGCCATGATATTTTTCCTTTTTTATAGGGTTATTAATCGTTTTATTTTATTCACTTACTATATTGAATAAAATTTATCAATTGTGTAATTTTAATTTATTCATTTCTTGAAATAGATAAATTTTAATTAGAAATAGATTTTCCAAAGAAAAACAACTTCTCGATCAACTGTTTTTCTTAAAGAAGAAAAAGTTACACGAGAAAACATTGATATATCTAAAGATCCTGATGTTGTTTCAAATGCGGCTATAGCTGATGTAGGAGTATTTTGATTAACCCCATTTGGATTATAAATATCTGCATAAGCTAAACATGGACCTGATTCATAACACATATCAGTTATTAATGCAGAAGTAACATTATTTATTGCAGAAGCAGCTCCTGTAACATTAATTCTATCACCAACTAATATCTGTGATAAATTTTGACCTGCACCAAAAATATATCTCATAGTAGAAGCATCCATTTTTTGAATTGAATGAATGGAGTATTCAGTATCTGCACTACTTGAACTTGCTTCATATGCATCAGGATTATCTATAAATAATCCAGCTTCATTTATATCAGCATAACCGCTACCGTCAGTACCATTAGCATCTTCACTAGCTATCTCTATTCTGATTTCTGCAATTAATGCTGGATAATAAGTGACTCCATTAATTTCATACATATTTGCCGGGTCATCTTTTCTTACAACGCTAGAGAATGATTTAAAATAACCAGGTGATTCCACTCCACCAATAGTTCTTGATGTGTAATTTGGTAAAACTCCTGCTGCATTTATAGCTAATGGTGCTATTAAATCTTTATCCCATGCTCTGGTTAATCCAGCTTGTAAAGGATTTCCTTCTTCTCCGCCACCTGTACCAACTCCGAACCATTTAATATATCTTTCAGATAATTCTGATCTTCCTTGGAGTTCAGGTCCGAATGCTCTTTGCATAAGCCAATTTCTTCCCTGATATACAATTAAATTTTTTCGCTCAATTAATTTTAGATTACCATTTGGTAATTTATCATATATACCTACAACACCTTTTGGGGTAAAATTTTCAGTATGAATTTTTTCTTTTAACATTGGACTGTAATTATCTAATAGATTTATAGTTTGTTTTGCCATTCTCAATATCCTCCAAAATTATTGCATATTTATAATTTATTCATAACATATTAACATTTAAATTAATTTACAAGTGTACTAGTTATATCACATTCATCTCTAATAAATAAACCTTCTTCTCTTATTTGATTTTCATCAACTGAAAAAATCTTATTATCACCATTTTCAATAATTCTATTAGGTGGATATTCTCTGATATATTCATATGGGAATCTTATTAATATAGATGTACTAACTTGATCCCATACAGAATGATTTGAGCACCATACTTCTCCTGCAGGCTTATTTAATTCCCATATACCATGATATGTTTCTAGGAATGGTATAACATTAGGACATATATAGTCATCTGTATTTGAAACCATTACAGTCCAATATAAATAAGGATTAGAATAAGAAAAATATGATGTAGGTAATGTTTCAGAGCTTAGTAATATACTTGAACCAACCCATGAAGTTTCTACAGGATATCTAACCCATTTATTAAAATTATGTCTAGATACATACATATACATATAACCTAATCTATATATAATACCATCCCCATTAGAACTACTAGTTGGTGTTATATAAGTATCAGCCCATGAAGTTTCAATAGGTATTCTGATCCATACATTATTTTCAACACATAGATATATGTATGAATTATCACAATCTCTTTGTGATTTATATCCTGGAGAGTTCATG